ATTCGCAATCAAAAACATACCCGCCAGCCAGTGATATGCCAATGCCTGGTGCTGACATCCACAAATCGTGAATCAACCCCCCCCGGAAAATCCAAATCAACTACGGCTGCACTTCCTGGACCACCTAGCATAAACATACCGAAAATTTCTGGCGGTATGTCGCCTACAAGTGTGTCTTTGGTCGGAACACCTCCAACCAGTCCCCAGCCCAACTTGAACACCGGCGACGTTCCAGCGCCAGGGAAGCCGGATGCGTCGATGTAGGTGGACATGCCAGAACCGTACAACACGTTCCCAGCGCGGACATACACGGTATCAGTGATTTTGTAACGCCCAGGCGGAACATAAATTTCGCGATACGCCATAGCATTTGTCATGGCACCGACGCTCATACACGCAAGGCGGAAAGCATTCGTGTCGTCCGCTACACCATCCCCAACAGCGCCAAAGTCCTTAACGCTCACCGTCTCCCGCAACTTGCTCTGCACAGTCGTGGCGATTGCGCCGGTGCCTGCTGGGGTGTACGTATGGTTCTTAGCGTCAGCAACATCCTCAAACGCAGCGGCATTGACCCGCAGCGACAGTGAGTCCCCAGCATTCCACGAGCGGGCCGTGGTGTTGTCCTGGGCGCGCAGGACCGTCAGCGTGTCGTCGACGCGCGCGGTGACCTTGACGATCTCGCGATTGAGCGCGGCATTCTCGAGGGTGGCGTAGAAGTACTCGCCAGCAGCCAGCGCAGGAAAGCGGGCGCCGTGGCCTGCAGGGACAGACAGCGACGTGGCGGCAGAGTCACAGCCGACCGCCAGGGTCGAGAAGGCGTAGTTGGCGAATTTGATCGGGAGGGTCATGGGCTACCTCAAGCGAAGGGGTTCATCTGCACGGACAGGGACCGGGCGTTGTAGCCCGTGGCGGTGCGGTGCCGCGCGGCGTTGAGCAGGTAGGTCCACTGCTTGCCGTGGTATTGCGCCGTGGCGGCGCTCTGCTTGTCGCTTGTCGACCAGCTACGGCCCGGCATCATGAGCAGTTCGTGGATCGAGCCGTGGAACAGCACCCGCTTGTACTCGTCGTGCAGGTAACTCGGCCACTCGGTGGCTGTTGCCGTCGGACGCAGCACCGCGCGCATGGTGAGCGTCAGGTTGGCCTCGGGGACCGGGGCTACGACTAGCTCGTTTGGCTCGTTGGTGGAGATGTACATCGGCTGACCGGCGTCATCCGTAGGCCAGCTCGGGCGCGTCAGGCGCAGGTTCGGCAGTGGTATCCAGCGCAGCGAGATGCGGGAGGTGCTGTCGGCGGTGGTGATCGCGGCGTTGAGCAGGTCGGTGACCTCGCCGTACTCGACGGGGGACGCCAGCACGTAGGAGTACTGCCCGGCCGTGAGCGTCACCGGAGCCAGATCCGCCTCCCAGACTTTACCACGCTGGCACAGGTCGACGGCGATCTTGCGGATCGTGCGCTCGATGACCGGGCTGGGGCAGCCAGGGACGAATGCAGAGATGTCGTCCACCAGCGCCGAGAACGGCGTGGTCAGCATTGCCGTCGCCGCCGGAGGCAGCATGACCGCAGAGATGATCTCCACGGCTGGCGCCGTCGCGGATGAGTCTGGGAGGATGGTGATCGTCATGGTCGGATTATGCCGGGAGGCGCCTGATCGGTCGAGGGGTTCTCAGCAGCACGGGCTTCCACCTCGTTGGGACACTTTTGGTATCCGTAGCGGCAAAGCCGCCACATATACCTTACAGCGTATTAGCCCATAGAAACCCCCACTGTCACTTCTCAAAGACCCCAAAGAACCAAATGTTGGCGCTTGTCGCCGGATCAATACCATTGATGTAATCTGACCCGTTGGTGCCATCCACGAACAAACCGGTATTGTTGTTTTTGTAGACAATTGCTTTCATTCGCGTACTTGGAGTTGCAGACGTGACGATGTTCCCCGTGGAGGTGTCAACAAATTGAAGCTCAATGCTACCATTTCCAAAGTTCTTGATAAGCGGCATGTACGGATTAATCACGGCTCCGTTTTTGCTCCACGGCGTAACGTTGGCTCCAATACCTCGACAATACCCGTGTGTGATTGCCAACGTGCCATTGGTATAAGAGCTTACCGTCGGGTTAATGTTTTGCCCTGTGCCATTTGTGATAATCCAATTAGTGCCGTCGTACTCAACGGTAAACCCGCCGCCAAAGTTTGCGCCAACCTTAACAACAGACGCACCAAGTCCAACACTTGCGCCAACCGTTGCGCCTATAGCATTAGCAAAGGTTTCATCCGGCGCAGCAATGAAACTAATGACGCGCGAATATGTTGTGTCATAAGTGATGGTGATCTCAGAACCAGATGCGGTAGCATAAGCACCGGACACACCAACCGGGATGTGGTTGGCGTCATTGATGTAGTACCACTTTGTTCTGTCTGTTGAGTCCTGTCGGATTGCGCCTGCAACAATACCGATTCGGCTGTTGTGCAAAGCCCCAGCAACGGGTACGCCTCCGAGTATTTCCTGTAACACTGCTTCGACAGTATTTCCATTGTAGAAACCCCCCGCGTCGGCCACACCTATGAGCCCTGCTCCAGTAGCCGCCTCGTAGCTACGCAACCGGGTCTGCACAGTCGTGGCGATTGCGCCGGTGCCGGCGGGGGTGTAGGTTACTTGGGCTGCGTCGATGTTGCTGATCAGCGCTGCGTTGATGCGTTCGGTCGCAGCCGGCGCGCTGTAGATCGTGCTGCCGTTCTTGTTCATGACGCGGATGCTGTAGTCGCTGTTGACGTACAGCCTGGCAGGTGTGCCGCTGTTGACCGGATAACCGCCACGCGTGCGGATCGGCTGCACGGCGAGCTGGGTAAGCGCCGCGTCCCAATAGACGTTGATCGGGTTGCCTTGCGGGTCGAGGTTGGCCGCGCCGACGTAGACGTAGCCGTTTTCCAGCGGCTGGCCGTCGATGTCGGTGAAGATGGGGAATGTCGGGTTGACTGAGAGGGCGGACATGAACGGAACTCCTGTCGATTAATGGTTGGATTGTGCCCGTTATTGAGGCGGCTTGTAAGTCAGGGTACGCTGAATCTTGGCGCGCAGCTTGGCGCTTTGCACCTGGTCGCGCAGTAGCTTCAGGACGCTCAGGACGGGTACTGGAAGGCCAGTCAATGCGCCGCCAGCGCCAGCCTCAGCGATGGCCATCATGAGCGCCATGCTGGTGCCGGAGTTGTTGATTTGCGTACCCGGCGGAACGGTGCTGATGTAGCGCGCCACCTCGGACAGGTCGCGCATGATGCCGGCTTGCTGCTTGCCCAACACCAGATCCAGGCGCCCATTCTTGTCCATCTCGGTGACGGCGCGGTGGAGCTGCGCCGTAGACACCATCGGGCGGCCCTGCGAGTCCATGCCGACGCCTTTGGTGGCCTGCTCTTGAATGTGTCGCACCAGCGAGCCTTGCAGCTCCTTCCAGGCTTGGCGGCCATCTTTGCCGCTGGTCAGCAGCACGCGCCGCAGGAAGGTGATTTCCTCGGGCTGTGCGTTCAGGATGGAGCGCTGGAACACCTGGCCGGCGTAGGTTCGCGGATCGTCGCCGCCTTTGACGCTGCTCACTAGGCGGCTGACGATGGCGCGGTTTTCAAACTTGACGGCCTGCTGACGACGCAGTGCGCGTGCCTGTGCGTAAAGATCGCCGCCAAGGCCATCCGTGGCTGCGTCGAAAGCCTCTCGCAACTGGCGACCGTGGAACATGTCAGCGCCTTCGTAGCCGGCACGCTGGAACGTCTGACGCAGGCCCTCTGCCTTGGCCAGCGTGGTGGGCTGCGCGACCAGATTTCCGTCGGGGCCATCAACCGCTGCACCAATGGCCAAGGCCTTTTTCCTGGCCGCGTTCAGGATCGGGGCCAAGTCGGCCTCGGCAATGTTGCCGTTGATGTAGTCCAGCACCGGCTGCAGCGTGACGCTCGTTTCCAACTCGCCGGCCTTCTCGGCGTTTTTGTAGGCCGCGCGGACTTTGTTCTTGGCGGCCTGGTAGCCTTCCATCAGCGACTTCTGAACCTTGCCGCCAGCCTCAACGGCGCTGGCCGACTGCGCATCCGTCATATCGAACAGCGCGTCCATGTTCTGCATCAGGGCTAGATTCTTGGCTTCGGCCTTGGCGCGCAATGGTGCGCCTTCAGGGCCGCGAATCTGCTCTTTCTCAAACGCCAGGATGTCGGGCTGTCGCGTGATCTCGCCCACGGTCAGCTTTTCTTCCATCGGCACAGGAAGGCCGCGTGCTTGCTCATAGCGCTGCAGCTCGGCAGCCGTGGCCGCTGCTCCGCCAGACTGGCGAGCGCCGCCAGCCGCTGCAGGTGCTGCCGCAGGCTCTCGTATTCCCATCGCCTCCATTGCTCGCGCGGGTGCCGTCCTGACGGCTTGTGCGGCTCGCTGTGCGCCTGCTGCTGTGGCTTGCCCTGCTCGTTGCGCCTGACCGGCTGCAATCGTCGTGGCGGCCTGCACGGACGGGCGTGCAATCGTGGCGGCGCGGCCTAGGGAGGCCAGTTGACCCGGCAGCATGCCGACTGGGATGGTGGCTTGCAGTGCCTCGGCGACGGCTTGCGTTTGCTCTTGGCCTGCCTCCGTGCGCGGTGCATAGGTAAGGTTGCCTGCGGCCTGCATGCCAGCCTGCGTGATGCGTTCCGCTGCCTCGCGCGTGCCGAATGTGCCGCCCGCCATCTCGCGCGCCATCTGGCCAGCGGTGCCGGTGATGGTGCCAACAGTGCCACCGACTGCGCCAGTACCAAGCGCCAGGGCCGTCTCTGCTGCGCCAGCAATCTGCTGTCCCGCCTGCATCATCCGGTCAGTCAGCGTCGGCGCTGGTTGCTGCGGAATGATGCCTTGCTCGGTCGGCGGTACATAGCCGCCTTCGCCTGGGATCTGGCTGGTCTGAGTGGGCGGCAGCTTGATCAGGCCGGCTTGCATCCACTGCTCAAGCTGTGCGCGGTCTTGCGGCTCCATCGTGCCGTTGACATAAGCATCAGTCACGGCTTGCGGTGCCAGTTGCGGCTCAGGCGCTGCACCGGCAGCAGGCACTTGAGCGCGCTCACCCTTGAGCTTTGCGCCGCGCGGCAACATGATCTCGCCACTGCTCACGGCCTGCTCGAACGTGGCCGCATCTTCAGGCGTCATTGCGCCGGACTGGTAGGCGCTGTAGACCTGTGCGATCGACTCGGCTTGCGGCTTGGCGGCAGTGCGACGCTGCTGCACGCGCTCAAACGTGCTTTGCTGCGGCTGTGCATCTTGTCCAAAACCAGCCAGCACGCGCTGGCGATAGGCCTCATTGATCCTGCCCCATCGCTTGCGATCTAGGCCGCCGTGGTACTCGCCGATGGCCTGCTCGATGTTGCCCGCGTTGCGGCTCAGGCTGTCTTTGAGCAGGCGGCCGGCCACTTCGGCGGCATTCTCAGGGTTCAGGTACGGATCAATGCCGTATTGCTTGATCGCGCCCTGGCGCGTCTCGGGGATGATCTGAAACGGCGTGCGAGCGCCAGCGCTGCTCACGCGGTCGGCGTTGGTTTTCTCGCCTTGCGTCAGGACGGACACCAGCAGGCCGTCAGGCAGTCCGAGCTTTTGCTCGGTATTGGCCGCCAGGTTGACCCAGAAAGGATCGTCGTATCGGTTCGGTACTTCGCGCGCCATGTTTACCGTCCTGCGGGCTTGGAGTATTTCTGGAACAGTTGCTCGATCGCGCCGCCTGGTGCCTGTTGCTGCTGCGTTTCCAAGCCACTGGCACGCTGTCTGGCAAACTGGCGCTGGAACTCGTTAAACGTAGTGCCAGCCGGGACGCGAACACCGCCGATATCAACATCGCGGCGAGCCTTGCCAAGCGTGCCGTTCTCGCCAACCCACTGAGCCTTGGCGTCTTCCATCTGAGCATTGATGCGCTCCACCTTGGCCACGCCACGCAAGAAGGAGGCGATGTACGCCGAGCCAGCGTTTTCATCCGGCATACCCTGGCGGGCAATTTCAATGTCCTTGTCGGTCGCTGGCCCAGGCGGAAGGTTTCGCAGCGCTGCCGAGTTGCGGATGCGAACGTACTCTTGCCGCAGCTTGGTCATGTAGTCCTGCTGGCCGGTAGCTCGCGCCGCAAACTCGCCAAACCTCGAAATGCCGCCATAGCCACCGCCTTCGCGCTCGAATCGGTCGGCAAGGTCGGCCATATTGGACGCTGCTGTTTCGCCCGCGGTTGCGGCGATCACGGCCTCGTTCACCAGCTTCTGAGCGCTCTCAGGCAGCTTGCCGGCTGTCTGCTCAAACTCTTGCAGCTTCAATTCGACATCGCTGGCCAGCTTGTCGGAGTCCAGTCGCAGCCGATCGGCCCGATCCTGAATCTGGCTTTGGATGTTGGCCATGCCGACACGCTTTTCAGCAATGACAACGCGTTTTTCTTCCATTTCCAGCGGACGCATTTCGGCACTGGCCGCCGTCTTCGTCATCTTGTCCCAGCGCTCAGGATCAACAGCAGACAGCACAAAGCCCAGATTGGCCTGCACCGACTTGGTGTCTCCGCCTTCCAGTGCATCGCGCATGGTTTGCAGCTTGCGTGCGTCCTGGCCGGCGTTGGTCATGGCGCTGATGCGCTGATCAAGCAGCGACTTTGCGGCAGGCACGTTGCCGGCGTTGAGCGCGTTGAAGGCTTGCGCGCCGGAGATGAACTCGCTGTCCTGCTGGTCCTTGTTGAGCATGTCCCACGACTGCTTGAAGGCCTCGCGCTGCTGCGGGTACTTGGCAGACAGGGTGGCGAAGGCCTGAGGCGTCGGGTTGGCAAAGGTCGCCTGCAAGTCGGCTGCGTACCGCTGCTTTGCCTGCTCGGCTTGCTGCGCCGCCAGCTCCTGCTGTCGCATCTCGCGGAACACGGAGCCGGCCTGCAAGCCAGACAGCAGGCTGCGCCCGATGTCGGGCTGCGGGATCATACCGAGGTAGTTGATTGGTTGCATTGTTGATCCTCAGAACTTCAATCCTTGACCACCGCCCATGTAGGACAGGTTCGGCATGCCGCCACCGCCTAATCCTCCGCTGCTTACGCCACCACCGCCCAGTCCACCAAAGCCACCCATCGCGCCCAGGATCGTGCCGCCAATCTGCAGGGCTTGACCGAAGGTCTGGCCAGGAACCGCGCCTTGCGCCACCAGCCCGCCAGCGCGCGCCGCGCCAGACTGGCCCAGCAAGCCTGCCACATTCTGGCCAAGACCCATGCCGGCTGATGCCTGGCCGGCTGCCGAGGCCTGCCCGACACTGGTCAGGCCGCCCAGGCGCTCGTACTGCTGGCCAATCAGGGACGACAGCACCTGCGGCCTGAACTGCGCCAGCGCGGCCTGCACATTGCCGCCACGCAATCCGCCAGTCGCAGAGGCGCGCTGCAGGATGGCGTTCTCGCCTTGTTGGGTCAGAGCTTGCATCTCTGGCGATTGCTCAAGCGCTGAGATGGCCTGTTGCTGTGCCTGCGGTCCCTGCAGGCCGATGAGTGCCTGTTGCCCACCCAGAGCGCCAGCGCCTGCCGTGACGTACGGCGACATCAGCTCGACTAGCCTGTCAAACTGCCGGCGCTGCTCCTCTATGCCAGCCTGAGCGGCGGCGGACTGTACCTTGCCGGCCTTTTCTGCCGCCTCTCCGGCCTGCTTGGCCCCTGTGATGCCGCCTACGACATCTCCAATCAGATCGCCTACGAAACTCATGATTCTTTCCCCCAATCCCGGCGCGTGATGGCCAGTAGATAGATGCCCTTGATGATGCCGTCTTGCGTGCAGACGTCGCGCATGAAGCCTTCCTGCGTCATGCCCAGGCGTAGGCAGTAGTTGCGCGCCGACTCCAGTCCCTCGATCACCGGCGCAGAGATGCGCAGCACGTCATGATGCTCGAATCCCCAGTGAATCGCAGCGCGCCCCAGCTCGCGCGAATGCAGCACGGCGTCACGCTTGAGCAGTGCGTGCATCTCCAGATCGCACGCATTCTTCTGGATCGCCATGAATGCGCCAGCGAATGCGCCGTCGACGGTGGCGGTCAGATAGGTGACGAGAGGATGGGAGATCGGCGCTGACGGCCTGTTGTCGTGGCCGACCTTGGAGATGATGTAGGCATCCGAGTAGACATCGTGCAGATGCTTTTTGGCGATGCCTTCGTGAACCGCGCAGATGCTCAAGTCTTCTCTCCAGGGAGGATGTGAGCTACTGGCGGCTCGGACGGCTCAGTGCCCAGATTGTCCCACATTTGCATGACCCGTCAATCCTCAGACTCGAACTCGCGCTCCTCCCACGCCTGGCAAGACCGCAGATCGTGGCAGATGAAATCGAACTTGTGACAGTAGCCACGGAATCCGGCATTGGTGTCCCACTGGTTCTTCGGGATGCGCTCCATCTTGGCCTGCGTCATGGTGCTGTTGTCGTAATACTCGCAGTTGGAACAACGACGACGGCGCGCCTCTTTCTCGTCCGTCTGCATGGCCTTGGCCAGCTTGACCCAATACGGCTTGTTCGCGCCTGGCTCGTTGGACGGGTTTTCGGGCCCGAGCATCCAGTCGTCGATCACGACTTGCGTGTTCTTGCGGTTCTCGGATGCAGTGATGAAGGTCTCGGACTCGGGCAGGCCAGTGAAGCCGGCCAACATGATTTTCGGCATCTGCATAGCGTCTCCCGTTAGCTGATCTCGCGGCCACTGATGCGCAGCGTCAGCGCAGTGGCGTTGCTGGCGATGGTGCTGATGAATGCTCCGATGTCCAGAGCCTGTCCAACCAGCTCAGGGCAGAGATAGGTCTCACCCGGAACGACGGTGCGATCATCAATCACCAGGTTGGCGTTTCCTGCGCTGCCGCCGGATTGCACGAGGTTCACGCTGAAGGTGCGATTCACCGTGTCGGTGTTGGTCACGGTGGCTTTGTCGATCAGCGCCTTGACGGCGATCGCGGTGTATTGCGTGGTCTGTGTCGACTCCATCTGCTTGGGCGAGACGAGGGTTTTGACGGTGACGGTCATGCTGGGTAACTCCTGATGTTGTTGGACACGGTGACGATGATGGACGGGATGGCAGGAACCACGCCGGATGCAGCGAAGTAGGGGAGTTGAATGCTCACGTCGCTGACGGCCCACATCAGCTCGATGTAGTCCCCGGCCTTCAGGTCAAAAAAGAAGTTGGCGGCTGTGAACAACTCGGCGTTGTTGCCTTGAACCTGCACCTGGCTGGCAGAGCTTGGAACGTCCACGCCATTGACGCGAGGCCAAATCCAGAAGACTGCCGTGCCTCCGGTGCTTTTGTCCAACTGCACCGAAAACTGCAAGTTGTAGACGCCTTCGGTGTCGATGGCAATCTCGCTAGTGGAAGGACTGCGCAGAAATACGCCGCTGGAAAGGTCTGTGGTGTTGTAGGTGATTGGATAGGCCGTGTTCGGCAGCGCCGCGATCTGCGTGGTCGTATCCTGAAAGCTGCCAAACCGCGTGCGATGTGCTGGCACTCTGGCCGGCGTCATTTGCAGTCCTTCTACGGCATCAACAAGCCTGGACAGCAGCGCGATGGCCTGATCTGCCTTGTTCTCTGCTGACGCGATGCTGACTGCTGTTTCTTGCTCCAGGTCGGCTATCTGGTCGAGCGCCTGCGTTGCCTTGACGTCGCTGATGGAGCAGCAGACGGCCGCCTCTTGCGCCAGCGAGGCGATCTGAGCTAGCGCCTGAACGGCCGTTGCCTGTGCCGTTCCGGCATCTATCTTGACCTCGTTCACCACGTCAGGCGCGATGGTGTCTACAGCCGCAAACAGACGCTCGAACTGTTTGATCTGCTCGTGATCCTTCAGGAACGTGGAAAGCTGATCGCGCGTCAAATTGAGTTTTTGCGTTGCCATGATTAGTACGCCAGCGGCTCCAGTTGCGCCTCAAGGCGGGCAAACGACAGATGCGCCTGGCTGTCGCCACGGAATCTCTGGATGCGCCAGTTGCGCATATAGCCCTGTTGGAACCAGACGAGGCGCTTGGTGGTTGCGCCCGTGGTGCCTGTGCGGATTGGCCTGTCTTGGCTCCAGGCGGTGCCGTCCGTCGAGTAGCTGGTGGTGATGATGGGGTCCAGGCCCAGCGCCACGCGGCCCGTGAGCGATACCAGCTCAATCGCGTTGAACAGTGCACCCATGCTGTCATTATAGATCACCAGCGTGCCGAACTCCCAGCGCACGATCTGGCCCCAATGGTGACCGGTGTCTTGCACCAGGTAGCCGATGGCGCTGGACTGCGGGTCTCCCACCAGCCACTTATCGTAGGCCCAGACGAAGTTGCGCGCGCGGTACTGGCTGAAGCCGGCTTGGCTGGTGGTCAGGATGAACCATACGGGAGTTTGGAGCGCTTCGCTGGCGGCCGCGTCGTAGACTAGGGCGCGATCCGGCAGGTGCACGTACAGGTGCTGATGCGACTTGTCGTTGCGCGCCTCCAGTTTGACACCGGAAAGCTGCTGCTCGGTGTAGCCCAGCAGGATCTGGTCGATCTCTTGCGTGCTGATCTTGGTCGCCGTGGCGTTCGCGCCCAGGTAGAGGCCAGGAGCCTCGTTCCGTCCGCCGCCCAGAAAGGCGATGGTCTCCAGGTACACGCAACATGCGAATGTGCCCACCACGCCCTTTTGAATCTGTGCGCCGTCGATGCGCTGAAACGGGAAGAAGTCGCCGCCCACGTTGTCGAACACCTCGATGGTGTTGCGGTTGAGCGCATAGACCTCATTGCGCAGCTTGAGCAGCGCCACGACGGGATCTGGATCGGCTTCCGAGCTACCGTACTTGAGCGGATTGACCTGCGTCGGGTCGGATAGCTCGGTGACCACGAGGAACTCGCCGTCGGTGGTCATGAAGTAGCCATCCACCCAGCACATATCCAGCACCGTGCCTAAGTCAGGGTCGGTGACTTGCGTCAGGGTTCCATTCCAATAGAACAGATTGCCGCCAGACGCAATCGCCAGCCGGTCAAAGCTGTAGTCAAACGTCACCAGGCCAGAGCCGCCCACGTCACCCAGCACCGTGACGGCTCCATTGCTGTCCACGGTCACGAGTTTGGTGCCCATGACGCGGTAGCAGGTGCCCTGCCAGTTGATGCCTCCACGGTCGATGCCTGGGCCGGTACCGTTGGACACGATGCCGTCAGTCGGCCGCAAGTATCCCTCGCTGATGCCGCTGCTCTTGGGCACGGGTACGAGGTTTACCGGGTATGCGGTGCGGATGTCCGGCCCGTTGTCCATGTAGATTCCGGAGACGATTTGAACTTGCATCAGCTCACCACTTTTCTTTTGCCGCCCAGTAGGCCGCACTCATCTTGCCTTTGGCGATGTTCTTTTCGTGCCTGGCCATGAAAGACTCGCGCCGCGCCTTGTCGGCTTTCGACTCGCCTTCTCGCTTGGGCGATCCGCTCACGCCTTGCTGTCCGAAGCGGATCGTCTTGATCTGGTCGCCATCCTTGGCCACGACGACGTGGCTTTTGGTCGGATGGCCCGGCGTGCGCTTGGGCTTGTTGTAGCCCGAGACGCCGGCTCGATCAAGTCGCGAGTCTTTCTTGGCAGGCATCAGACGCCGCCTTCGCCCGTGGCAATGTTGAGCGTGGTGCCTGCGGCAGAGATGTGCGCCACGGTCACGTCGCCGTCACGCTTGCGCACCACGACTTCGCTGCCTGCACGAACCGGCAGATCGGCGGTGGTGGCGGTCTGCGAGCCTTCGCCGATGCGGACGTAGCAGATGTTCGCGCCGCTGTTGACGAGGCGCACGGCCTTGTCTTGAGCATTGACGGTTACGCTAGCAGAGGCAGCGCCAGCCGTAACGACTTGGTTGGATTTGCTGCGCTGGCTGAATTGGTTGATCTGGGACATGATACTGTTTCCTGTGGTCAGGCGATGCGATACCACGCATTGGTGGACTGAACGTAGCGGATGCGGAAGAAGTCCTCAGCGCCCAGCGTGGTCGGGATGCCGTACAGGTTGGCAGCGCCGTTGGCGTTCATGCTGAATGCCGTGATCTGCTGGGTCGTCGTGACTAGGATTTCGGTGCCGTCCGGAGTGCTGGTGTTGAGCGGCAGCGTGATGGTGCCAGTCGCCAGCGTTCCGACTGGGGTCAGCAGCATCCACTGAAAGGCGGTCGGAGTCGGGACTGCGATGTTGAATCCGGTTCCCGGCGTATAGAGGTTGGTCGCCATCGTGGGCGAGGCGAATTCGTCCTCGAAGTAGGCCAGCAGCGCGTTGATCGGAAGGCGTCGCGCGTCGCCGTTTGCGGTGTTGTAGACAGCGAGCTGGTCAGCGCCAGACACTTGATCCAGCAGCGCCAGTTGATTGATGGTGGGCATGGTCTGATCCTTCAGTTGTATTCGATGTCGCCATCCTGGCCAGCCAAGACGCCTTCTTCCGGCCTGCGCAGGAACGGATCGTCATATAGCCGCCACGGCTTGTTGCCAGCGCCTGCCGGCATGGTGCCTGGCAGTTGCTGCTCAGGCGGCATCGTGGCGCGGCTCAGGAGAGTCTGATAGGCGTTGCGCGCGGTGGTCTGCGTCTGCGGCATGACTTGTTTGCCATAGCTCGGGGCCAAGCGGATCGCCAGGTTGGTGATGATGGCCTCGTTCGCGCTGTCTGGCACGCCGGTTTCGGCGTTGATGTTGCTGTTCTCTGGGCTGCTCGGGATCGGATAGGCTAGTCGGATGCCTTTGCCGTTCCAATCGGCCATCATGGCATCGAGCCGACGCAGTGCGGATTCGATCTGCTGGGGTTGCAGGTCAAAGACGTAGGCGGCTAGGCCGATTTCCTCAAATGCGGCCTGCACGAATTGCAGTTTGCTGTAGCCCATACGTCATCCTTTCAGTGCGGCCTCGATGCGCTTGAGCAGTAGCGCGTCGCCGGTGCGGCCATCAAACTTCAGGCCAAGCTCTCGGGCCTTTGACTCCATCTCGGAGCGCGTCGGAGGCGCTGCATCGTCGCTTTCTTGCGCCGGTTCAGGCTGTGCCTGATTTTGCCCGATAACGTCCGGCTTGTGTGGCTTCGCAGGGCGCTTTGCGGCCTCAATGGCGGCCGCCTTGCTGTCATGCCATCCATCGCACAGCGCCGCGTTATGCTCGGATGCATCGTTAACGGTCTTGCAGCCCCAGGTCGGGGCTTTGGCCGTTGTCTGGTACGGCCCAGGGCTGCAATAGACGTGGCAAGGGTAGATCACTTCTTGGCCTTCTTCGGTGCCTTGGACGGCTTGCCAGCGGCTTTGGCGGCGGTTCGCGCCGTAGACAGCGCCACGGCCACGGCTTGCTTTTGCGGCATGCCGGCTTTCATCTCTTTCGAGATGTTCTTGCTGATGGATTTCTGGCTGTAGCCTTTGGTCAACGGCATGATGTTTTCTCCTGCTTGCGCCGTTCTCTGGCAGCCTGCATGCTGGCCAGTCGTTTGGCGCGGACTTCTGGATCTTGCCAGCTTTTGGCAACTCCAGCAGATTGCCTTTGTTGCGCTGCCTCGTCAAGAACTGGAGCTCCCCTTTTCTTGGCGGACTCGCTCATTTTGGCTCGCGTTTCTGCCGTTCGCTCGTATGAGGCCAGCTTCTGCTTTGCGGATTCAGGCATCACATAGCCTTCGGCTTGTCGCTTCGCCCACATTGCCTTGATTCGATCTGATGTTGCCTTGCGCCTAGCATCATCCCATGTAGCCTTGAGTCCATCGGATACTTTTTGACGGTATTCTGGATCTTGCCAATTTTTACGAATGCCAGCAGATACGCGCGACGTGTCTGCAATCTTGCGCCCCGTTGCCTTGGCGGCTATTTTTGCAGCGACAACAGGATTTTTAGATGGTGCAGTCTCGCCACCAAATGAAATGTTGTATCCATTCGGAGACATGGTGTTGAAAGATGCGATGGCATCAATCTCGGCTTTGTGCAGGTCTTCGTGCTTCTCGAACTGCGCAAGGACTTCAATGATTGGCTCGCCATGGGAACGCCACGCACAGTGAACAGGCAGTAGGCTGCCATGCGCAACCGACTGCCTGTGTTGTGCCATACGCTTTTTCAGTGAGCGTATGGTTTGCCCGATGTAGGACTTTCCAGATGCAAATGTCAGCTTGTAAAGAATGTTCATTTCATGGCCTTTGGATTAACCTAAGACCATGATAACACCTAAGCCGGCATTATGCTATTGGATTATTGCCCGAAAATCAGCGCCCCACACATCTCCGGGTTCTTACACACGACACCGAACAGAGTATCTAGACGATACTTCGTGGTCATGGTGTCGATGTCGTAGAACTTCTGCATCACCAGCTCCACGCCCTGATCGGTCGATGCGCGCAGGATGGCTGCACCGCTGTCGGTCGGAACCGAGTAGCGGCCGGGCAGCAGTTCGATGGCGTCGCGCTGCCAGAACGGGTTGACGTTGCAGGCGTTGTCGTTCAGCCAGTTGATGGTGGCGGTCGCAGAGGTCGAAACCACTTCGATGTTCTTGTACTGCAGCTCGGCGTCGGTCGGGCTGGAGTTTGCGCCAATCATCGGAGGGCTGATGGTCATGGTGGTGCCGGAATCAACCGAGATCACGCGGAAGGTCTTCGGCTGGCCGGTAGAGACCTTGGTGATGTGGTGGACGGCCTCGATACCAGGGATGGTGAACGCATCGCCAGCTACCACGCCAGTGGTGGTGGAGACGGTCACTTGCTGATAGCGGTTGTCCACGTTCAGCACGCCAGCGGTCGAGCTGGTGGTAGCGCGCGGGACGAATCGGACCTGAGCGCCGTTGGTGGCGATGGTCACGGCAGTGGCTTGCGCGGCCAGGCGGGTTGCGTAATCAAGCTTGTAGGTGTCGAAACCAGCCACCATGCCGACGTAGCTGCGCTCGTATGCCTTGTCGGACTTCTGGTTGCCGAACGAACGGGTCGCGGCGGCCAGGTTGCCAGCCAGGCCGTTGTAATCGCGGCTGGAGAGCGCCAGGTAGCGGTCATAGTTCGGCACGCCTTGCTCGTTCATGATGGTATCGCACAGCGCCACATCATCATAGTCACCAGCAGCGCCAGAGACGGCGACCACCAGGGTGCCTTGCAGGGCGGCCACGTTGTTGACGGCCACGTTGATGTCGCTGGCCAGCTTCTGCTTGGCGGCGTCACCCAGTCGGCCTTCTTGTAGCGCGTCGCGCAGTTCCTTGGCGTTGAGCTTCCAGGCCGAGGTCTTGCTGAAGCCCAGCGAGGCCGGAACGGAAAGCTGGGTCATGTCGTCGTAGTTCGAGGCAATCGAGCTGCCGACGGTGCTGTTGAAGGACTGAGCGATGTAGGGCATCGGACGCCAGATGGTGTCGCGTGCGCGCTCCATGGTTTGCGCGTCGGTGTTGTACACCGAGACGGCGCGGCTCAGGACGAGGGCGTCATTGAAGCCTTCGAGGATGTCCTCGAACGCAACAACTTCTTCTTTGGAAAAACCGTTTGCCATTTTGCTTTACCTTTCAATGGGTCAGATTACGCGCGCTTTTGACGCTTGTACGCCATGACCTTGGTCATGTCGCCAGTTTTGAGCGCCTCGGCGCGCAGTCGATCAAGGGTCGAATCCACCGCACCAGAGACGCGAGCTGTCCCGCTGATGGTCTTTTCTGGTGGCGGTGCTGCCTTGCGTTGAGTCACTTTCAATTCTTTCTCCAGCTTCGCAACTGCAAAGGCAAACTTTACAGGGTCTTTGATTGACGCGATCTCTTGCGCCTTCTTGGGATTCTTGCCGAGTGCGTAGATCACCAGAGCGGGGTTATCCGCGCCTTGCACCACGATGCCTTGTTGCGTGACATCAAAGACTTCCTGGGCGAGCGCCTCGGCGTCCCCAAAGTCGCGCACCTTCAGTTCGGCTTTCGCCTTTCCGTAGGCGTCCAGTTTGGCCTGCCATGCGTCACGCTGTGCCTGTTCGGCTTGTTTGACTTGCTCGGCTTGTGCCTCAACCTGGCGCTTGCGCTCATACCATTGCTCTAGCGAGGCTTCATAGCGGTCAGAGTCGTAGTCGTGATCTTCCAAGCGTGGCTTGCGTCCCAGCTCGACCGGCTTATTCTCGGTCTGTGCATTGGCTTGCAGCTTCGACTCCAACTCACGAATGCGCTTTTCCTTCTCTCGGTTGGCCTTTCGCAGCTCGCGCACCCATTCCGGCGCATGAGTCTTTTCCTCTTGAGGCGGCGATTCCTCACCGATGGAAACGATCACCTCGTCGTCGGGCTGGTCATCTTGTTGGCTGCTTTCGTCGGCTTCGGCTTGCACCTCTTGCGCGTCGTTTTGCAGTTCATCCTCGATGATTTCAACCTCTGGCGATTCGATCTGTTCCTCGTTTTCTGCCTGTTGCGTCATGTATTACCCCATCATCTCGCCCATTGAAACGGTGGGCGGTGGCCGTTGGTGCTTATATCATATTCGATTGCGGCATCTCTTGCGACTGATTCGCAACAGCGCCGCCAATTTCACGCGCCAGATTCAGTGCGTGATCGGTGGATTGCATATCCACCTTCGCCAGTGTCTCGACCGTCCTGGCTCGGCTCAATTCCGCATCGGCCACGGTCTTGACGGTATTCGCGCGGGCCTGTGCGGCCTTGGCAACAGCTTCTTCGGCTGCGGCTTGCAGGTAGATCGCATTCGGGTCTTGCGGCTGGTTCTGAGTCTGTTCTGCCATCATGGCGGCTTCTTCCTCGGTCGGCTTGATGACGCCCATGCTGACCAGGCGCTTTCGGAAGAACTGGCGGATGTCTCCAATGCCTTCGCCTTCCATGTTCATCATGGCCATGGCTTGCAGGACTTGCTTCGTCTCTGGGTCGTCGCTGATCTGAAGCATGCCAGTCAGCGCGCGCACAGTGGCCGCACGCTTGCTGCTGCTGCTCGGGCCGACTTCCACGGACACATCGAACTTGGCTTCGCTCAGATCGTTCTCGAGGACGACTTCGCCGGTCTCGGTGTCAATCGTCGGCTTCATCAGCTCAACATTGCCGACTTCGCCGGTCTGCGCCACGGTCTTCATGCGACGGCCTTCTTCGCCGTAGACCTCGCGCGCCATCGAAAGCCAAATCTCGCCGCAGCGGCGCATGCCCTTGCTGAAGTTGGACATGTAAATGAAGGTCTGCATATCCAGGCGCTGCTGGATCATCTCGACGGCCTTGCCGCTGATGTTGCTAACCATCTTGTCCGCGTTCTGCGGGTTGCCAAGAATGTCCTGCATGTCCTGCTCGGTGACTTGCAGCAGAGCGGCCATGGCCGGCGGGATGTTCGGCGACTTGGTGTAAGCCACAGGGCCGGCGACTTGCTGGTTTCCGCTTGCGTCCGTGATCGGGTTGATCAGCAGATAGGGATAGTCGCGCAGGTTGTCTTCGGCCCACATGACCTGATGGCCGGCGACCTGCTCAGGCGTAAGGATCGGCTTTTCGACGCTGGACAGTGCGCTGATCTCGCCCAGCTTGGAAAGCTGCATGTTCTTGAGGCGCTGCGCGTCTTTCGCCAGTCGGACATGACCCATGCACCGCTCGACGTTATCCACAAACCAGCGCTTGCCGTACACCGGCACGATGGGGATGCACTTGCCGGCGATGTAGCCGCAGTCGTCCAGCACCTTGCCGCCACTCAGAATGTACTTGCGCACCTTGCGCGTCTTGTAGCGCTTCTGGCGCACCTCAACAGTGCCGACTGCTGCAAGGCTGTCTTCCAGCGCCTCGTCGGAGTCGAAATCCGCTTGCGTATAGCGCTCTTCCTCGCCGGCGATGTTGCGGAAGATGCGCACCAGCTCGGACGATTCCTCGACGCGGTAATACTCGGCCACATAGACCACATCCGGCGTACACCAATCGAACTCGTACTGGTGGATCAGCTTAGGCCAGTCGCTCGGGTCATCGCCCCAAGCGTCCTTGTACGCTTCGCGCGTCATGCTGGTGATCACAAAGCAGCGTTTGGCGTCGGACTTGTCCTGGCGCTTGGCTTCCAGATCAAAGAACACCGAGCTGTCAGCGTCGTAGATCGGCTCGATCTTGATCCGCTGACGGTCATCATCTGGATCTTCGTCGTCCTCGTAGACCGTGCGCAGACGCCATGCGCCAAATCCGCCGCCGACAGCCTCCTCAAATGCATTGTCGTAGGCTTCGTCTGCCACGCTGTCCTGCTCATCAGCACGGTAGAGACCATCGCACGCATCAGCGAGCTTGTCGTATTCCTCGCCTTCTTTGCTGACGAAATCAACCGTAATGCGGTTGTTCCGGTATTCGTTGATGATGCGAATGACAGCCAAGTGAACCTTGTTCACTTCCATCTTGGGCTTGTTCTCGAATTGCTCGCCAAGCGGCCCTTCCCATTGACTGCCGGCTAGGCTGTAGAAGCGGCGATCGGCCAAGCATTGCAGGCGCTCGTCTCGCAGCGCCGATTGGATGTTGTCAAACTCGGCCAGCGCTTCAGCGTGAATGTTCGCCAGTCGCTGTTCTTTCGAGATACGGGCCATGTCTTTTCCTTTTGATTGGTGCGATTGTCTCACCAGCGATGCATAACGGGCAACGGTGCGACGTTGGCTAGTTTGACGGCTGGCGCACGCTGCACATAGCCAATCGCATCAAACATGGGGTCGAGCTGGTCATCGTGAGCGCCACCAGGGAACGATGACGCCTCGGTCAGCAGATCAGACAGCCACGGCGCATCCTGAGGCAGCAGGACGTTACCCGACTCAATGAACGGCGCTGCATCGTGCGCGCGGCTGATCTTGTCCTTGTTGCGCTGCACGGCAACGACTGGCACGCCCTCTCGGCGCAGCGTCTGAATCAGGCCGGTGCCGCTCACCTTGTCCTCGACCATGATCGAGCGCAGCGCAGGCCCTGGCGTGTTGAGATGCTTAAGCCAGAATGCGCGAGACTGCACCAGCAGCTCGGGCGCTTCCCACTTGCCCCGAATCTGATCCAGCAGCACAGCCTCGCCAGTCGCAGAGCGTGCCCAGCATTGCAGCACGCTGTAGTCGTTGTCCTGGCCGGTCTTCTGCGCCGTGTCTGCGGTGATGAAGCGGAAGTCCAGGCGCGGCTGAGCCGTGTAGTAGCGGAACCATGACTCCTTCAGGATGCCGCCACCACGCGGTGCGGGTCGCTGCTGAAGCTGGCCGGCAGATCCGTAGCTGCCCAGCGTCTTCTCAAGCTCTCTTACCTGTTCCTCTCCGAACCGCTCGGGGAACATCAGCTCGCCTTCATAGGTGCGAGGATCAGACCAGCCAATGGCCGTGGTGCAGCGCCTGGCTGGCTCAAAGCGCATCGGAATGCAAAGATGGACATACGGCAGGCCCATGCTAAGGATCACGCCTGATACGTCCTTCTCGTTGAGCCGCTGCATCACCACGACAATGGCCGACTTCTCGGAGTTGATCCGGGTCGGCAGCGTCTCTGTGAAGGCAATGCGCGTAGCCTCCAGCTTGGCCTCGCTGTTGGCGGCATCGGCGCTCGACGGGTCATCCAAGATCACGCGATCACCTCGAACGCCGGTCATGCTGGTGAAACTGCGGGCCTGCCGAACGCCCTTGCGGACGTTGCCGAACTCGCGCTTGCCATCAAGGTCTGACGCCAGCTCAAGCGGCCACAGCTTCTGATACCACTCGCTTTTTATCAGGTCGCGGCACTTTCGGCTGTCTCGGATGGCCAACGTTTCTTCGTGCGCAGTGCCAATGAAGCGCATCTCCGGCATGTTGCGCGGCCCCCATTCCCAGGCAGGCCAGATGACGCCGGTCAGGAGCGACTTCATCGAGCCGGGTGGCACGTTCATCAGCAGGCGCGTGATGCGTCCATCTGTGACGGCCTCCAGGTGCATGCAGATAGCATCAAGCGCCCAGCCCCATTTCAGCTCTGCCGCAGGCTCCAGCACGCGCCAGGCGCGTTTAGCGAACTCGGCAAGGCTACGCTTGCAAAGCTCGCGCTCAACGGCATCTATGTCAGCTTGCGTCAGTTGCATCCTTGGCAGCCATGATCTGCGCCAGCACCTCAGTCGGCAGCTTGGAAGCGTCAAGCGCCGCAACGGCCACAGGCCCTCCGTTCTTGCCCGTCAGCTCGGCCTGCACCTGCGCGGGGATGATCTTGCCCAGCAGCGTCATGAACGCTTGCGGGTTTTCCTCGGCCTGGCGCATGAGGTATTCGGAGCCACCGACGCCATGGAATGCGGCTTCAATGGCTTCCTTGATGCTCTTTGTCAGCTTGTTGGGAACGCCTTTAGGGCGACCTCCTCCCACCCGCAGGTTTGCTCGACCTCCGGTACTCTTTGGTAATTTTCCGGAATCCATATCAGTCAAAACCTACCACCCCGCGACGTGTAACAAGTCACGCTTCCGTCGCCATTCTTGTAGCAGCGCGTCACTTGCGCTTGTGCCAGAGTTGCCGCCATGCAGACGGCCAAGATGATGATTCGTTTCATTTGCGGCTCTCCAGCTCAATCAGCAGATCGACTTCGTGCTTGATCTTCTCCAAGTCCTGGAAGCGGCTCTCTGCCGGCTTGTCGCGCCAGCGGGTGATGCGCTTGACGATGCACCCCTCAAGAAACCCCAGGCCATTGGCATGGATGTACTCGACGGGCTGAATGGCCTTGTCCTTGTAATGTGTGCCCGCAATTTGCGTGTTAAGCGCCGACATGCTTCCAGCTCCTTTTGTTGCGAATTTGCCAAATTGCACCAACAGACACGCCAAACTTTCGTGCCAACTCTGAATGGCTAGTAGCCGTAGTCAGCGTTTCAACTACTTGATCTTCTGTAAGCTTGCAAGTATTGACTTTCCGACCGTGTACCCAGGTTTTATGGATCATCGAATCTCGGCTATTTTCAGCCGGAGTGCCCCACTTTAAGTTGCAAGCCGAGTCGTTTTTGTTGTTGCCGTCAAGGTGCCTTACGACCATGCCTGGATCCGGAGCACCGTGCCAAACCTCTGCAACCAGTCTACACACTCTGCACGTTTTGCGGTTGCCTTCCGGAGTAAAAACTACAACTTTTGCGTATCCGTCTTTGTCCTTGGTGCGTGATAGCAGCCGTCTTTGCTTTGGTGCTGGCGCGTAATTCCTAAACGGTTTCCATGATGCAACCAAACCATCAGATGACACCTCGTAGTCGGTAGACCAAGGAATTCGTCGCCATTCACGCCCGTTGTCTTGCGCGGCCTGATCTTGTGAATCGTTGCTATGGCTCATGTTTTCCCTCAAAACAAAAGCCCTTGGCGACAGTCTCATCCGTAAGGATGTTGGAAGACCGGACAAGTTTCCGGCAGACTGCCCCCAAGGGCTTACTTGTGTAACCGCTTCCAAACGGTAGGCATATTGTACCGCAACTAGTGATCCTCGTGCTGTTGATCCAAGTGCTGGTTGAAGGAACCGGGCAGTCGGGCACTACTCCGACGTTCGAGGGCGACTCTAGCCCGGTCTGGTGGATTGTAGCCGCTCAAGCGTTTTTAAGCCACTGCCTCAAAGCCTCATAGGCCTCATCCGAGCCGTGGCAGATGCGCACCATGACGCCGCGCTCTTGCAGCGCCTGGTGCACTGCGAGCTGCTCTTTGCTGGCCTTTCCGGTGTCGGTTTTCATCTCGATAGCCAGGGGCTGCTTGCCTGCTGCAAACAGCATCAGATCAGGCGCTCCAGCCATCATGCCCTCATGCACCAGGCGCATTCGGTTTGCGCTTGAGACAGCCGCACCGTTGGGCACGGCAAAGCACAGCACCTCGGGATGGAAAGCGCGCACACGCATCACAAAGCGGGTTTGCTCGGTGTGCTCTTTCGATTGTCGGCGCCTTGGCGTTGCGTAGGTCATTCCCACCAATCCCTTGATGCTTCTTCGGCGCGTTTAGCGGCCTTCTGAAGCGTTTCTTTTGGTTGGTGCATCTCAGCATAGCCGGGAGGCTTCACGAAGCTGCACCGATGCAGTACGCCTGCTGGCATGGGGTGGATGGGCGGCGTCAGGTGCTGGCCCAACTTGCAGGCCATAGCGCGCCATGAGACTGACACCCAGTCGCCCTGCTGCTCGATCTTGTCGCCATCAAAGCCGATGCGCTTACCGGCGTCCTTGAGCGTCTTGGCCCTGTCCAGATGGACTGACTCCTTCTCCGTGCGCTCAAAGCTGTGCGGGCATCCATTGCAGACCACTCGGTCATCCAAGTCCTGCGCATAGTCAAGCTGGTTGAAGGTGGTCAGATCGTGTGGCATGAATTGATTGTAGCAGTGTGATGTGCTGCGCGGTTGAAGGGTTCCGCCATCGACCACCGCTGGGGCTTGGCGAATCACCGAATCACTGTTACCGCTTGTTCACAAGTCGGTATTACATTGCGACATAAAAATATAAACACCACTACGACTACATTTTCCCTCTTTTTTATATTTTCAACTCTATACCTCTTAACTTACTACTTAAACGGTAATAGGTAACAAATAAGAAGAAAGATGAAGAAAATCAAGCACTTAGATGCATTACCTTTTGCATTACCTTTCGCATTACCGCTTGAAAAATCTCTCTTTGGTAGCGCTACACTATCCAAAACAAAAAAGCCTAGCAATTTGCTAGGCTTTTTCTAGTGATACCGTTCAGTTGTCCGGCAGAAACTCATCGACCTTCACGGCCCTACGGAGGTCGCTTGAGAACATGGCACGATGTGACTCTGGGAGGTCTACCAGCCTGGCCGCAACGTCTCCGCGCACCGAAAACCTGCAAGCCTTACCATCAAAGCGAATGACCCAGGGCACCTGCACAAAGCCAAGCTCATCCAGGCATTTGCGCATCCGTCTTCCCACCAATGCAGAGAAGCCAGCCTCTCTCATAGCCTTGTTGACATGGCTCATCGAAACCACGTTGGCCGATATCCCGTGCCCACCCGCCTCGATCACCATTTCCAGATTGATGACCTCATCCGACCGGGTGGCCTCGATCATGTCTAGCTTGGCCGCGGTCATGGGCGGCGCTGCGATGCGGTCAAATCCCTCCAGATCAACCGACATGAGCCAAGCTCGGATGTCTCCAGGGTGCTCGTTGATGGCCTGGTAGAGCTGTGCCCAGTATGCCTGATTGAACATAGCCACCACGTCCTCTCGTGTCTTGGCTGCGGTTGAGAAGACCCCGTAGCGGCGGTCTTCCGAGTCAACAGGGATGGCATCCCCGAAGTTGGTGAAGCAGGCATAGTTCTGCGTGTTGAGCGCGTCCAGGCCATCCAACCCCTTCTTCACTATCTTGATGCGCTCGTTGGTGATGTATGGCTTCAACTTGTTCATCAGGTCGTGCCTGCTGTGGCCGATCACTCGGATTTCCTCGATGAACCGAACGCAAGCGCCCTCCGCCCAAGAGGTGAAGGATGAATAGACTTCATCCATGCTGATCGTTCGCACGTTGACCTGACCCATTGCCGCGCTCATGATGCGCTCAATCGTTGTCTTGCCCGATCCTTGAGGGCCGTAGATCACGGGTGCCCACAGGATCTTCAGCCCTGGATGCTGCACGTTGTGCGCCATCCACTTGATGATCAGACTGGCTTCATGCTCGTTGTCCATCAGCTTGTGCATATGCTGCTGCACCACGCGCCAATGCTCGCGCTCCTGCCACCCGGCAACCACGGCTGGCACCGTGCGACCGCTGTAGCCGTTCAGGTAGCGCCGCAATTCATGCTTGAAGAACTGCCCATCATCCGCCTCAGTCCATAGCGCCGGGACATACATCTGAGCATAGACCGTGCGGCCCTCCGACATGGAGAAAAACCGGCTCGGGGATTGCGGCCTATCGTCATCAGGCATGATGGGCACATCCTTGGCGTACACCATATCGAATGCCTTGTGCGTCAACTCACGCCCATCACGCAGGTTGATGAATCGCTCAGACTGCTCCAGGTAGATCCAGTCGGCCAGCATCTCGGTCTTGCCCGCCGCATCCTTGAAAACATGAAGCTGCTGCTCTTTGGCTTTGCGCTTAACAGCCTCAAGCGCCTTGTTTGTCAACGACTCCCGAGCATCCTTGATGCTCAATTTGTACTTGAGCTTGGACAGTGCTGTCTTGTAGGCTTGGGCCAAGGCTTCAAGCGCCTTGTCATCAATGCCTGGAAGCTCATGAATGTAGCCCGGTATCTCATGCAGCAACCCATCCAGATCAGCCTCTGAGATGCGCCCCATCGCGGTCGTAATGACCGCTGGGTTAGGCTTGATGATGGCTGGCGCTGCGACGGAAGGAGCGCTAGGGTTTGCGACGGAAGGAGCGCTAGGGTTTGCGACCTCTTCGACTTCTTCTGATCCGGCTTCACCATCCTTGATGAATGCAGCAAACTCATCAGCCGCACTGATAGCAGGCTCAAAGCGCCCCATGTCCTCGCGCCTGTCTTTGCGCTCATCAGCGGCCAGCGCTTTGATTGCGGCCTTGACATCGTTGCCGTAGTCGAAGTGGCAGAGCAGGTCAAACGCATCACCGAAGCACTGGCTTGAAGAACCGCTGGTCTGACGCCCCAGGCCAGATGATGCGTCTGACTCAGACAGCGAAACCCAATGCGTCCCAAAGTCCCGCGTAGCGTAAGACCCGCTGGACTGGTAGGGGCTGCGCCAGTCGTTACCTCGGCCCTTTTGGTCGTAGCAGTTGGCCCGCAGCAGATCGGCAATGCTGTTTGCATCGTTGAAGCGCTTGATGATGTCCAGCGCACTCTCGCCATCGCCTTTGCCGAATGTGCGACTGAGAACGGCCTCTCTGGCCTTCTCGCGCCTTGCCTCCATCTCAGCATCCAGTGCAGCGCGATCTTTCCGCAGCGCCAGCACAGTCTCTCTCACCTTGCCGCTGCTGGGCTTCAATCCGTCGCCATCAAACACCATGCGCTGGTAGAACTCAGGGTCGCCAAACACATCACGCCTGGCCGGTGGGACATTGGGCATATAGACGGGCTGGCCTGCCCTGTCCAGCGCATAGTCAGGCTTGAGGCCGGTCGCCTGCTCGAAGTGTCGAAAGAGCGCGTGTTGCAGCTCCTGCCATTGCACGAACGTCACCGGCGCGGCCAGCGGGATGATGCCGCGCCATTTCTGCAACTCTGCGCTGGCGCTACTGCTGGAATAGATCAACGCGGCCACGCCATCGCCCGTGAAGGACTGAATCGCGCCTGCCACCACGGTAAGTGACGGGCCTCCCTTGTCTATGTCCAGTGCGAGCGCGACATATTGCCCCTTCTCTCGCTGCACCTCATGGGTGCGCGCATCCGATCCGCAATAGCTAGAGGGAATGATCGCCAGCGCCTCCATCTTCTCATCGCTGCCGGGTGCCATGCTGAAGACCTGATCGAGCGTCAGCGTGTCGTAGTCATTGCCAGAGTGCTTTCTTGTGTCCTTGCTTCCACTGAAGCTGACAACGCGGTGGTTGCGCCATGCGCTATCAGTGCTCGTTGCGACTGAATTTGATACAATCTGACCCATCATCTACCTTCCTTTGATTGTTTTGCACTTGACCCTAGCTGTTTGCGCGGCTAGGGTTATTTTTTTGCCTGTATCGGCTGTCCGCAAGCGCCGCATAATGCGCGACCAGCCCTTGCTGCACGGTACTGGATCAAGCGATAGATGCTCTGACGCCTGATCCCATAAGCCTTGGCTGCATCCGCTATTGTGGCCCCGCCCTCTACTGCCTTCAGGGCAAGGGCTGTCCGACTCGGCGGCTTGTCAGTCTGCCGAGCCGCTTCGTGCTGGCATGTCACTGGTGGTTTCCTCATGTCTTGTCCTCGTTGATTTGACCGCTTGATAGTAGCACAAATCGTGCTACACTTTGAGCACTGGGACGTACCAGTCAGAAGGAAAAACGACATGACCAATGAAGCCATCAATCATACCGACCTGGCACACGCCCGACTGAGCGGGTCGCGCATAGAGCGCGCCTTGCTTTGCCCAGGCTCAGTGCAACTGGAAGCCACGCTGCCCGACCAGACCAACGATGCCGCGCTTCGTGGCACCGCCATTCATGAGATTGCGGATGCCCTGCTGCGCAACGATCCACTGCCAGCGCATCACGCCGACAAGCCAGAGGATTGGGTTCAAGAGGCCAGCGATTACGCCAGCACCTTGACCAGCTATGCAGATGGCTGGGCAAAAAAACGCTTTGTCGAATTCAAAGTCAACGATGGACTGAGCCAGCTTCACCCAACCCTCGGAGGTACTGCCGACTATGTAGCCATCGGGTCTGGTCGCCTGCTGGTGGCCGATCTCAAGACTGGCCGGGTTGATGTGCAACCCACTTACAACGCGCAACTTATGACCTATGCCGCTGGCGTGGTGCTGCAACTTCAGGCCCCGGAATCCATCAACGTCACGCTTGCCATCTATCAGGGTGGAAGGCTCAAGACCTGGGATTGCGCCCATGCTGATCTGCTGGACTGGATGGATACCCTGAAAGACCTGTCCAAGCGAGTCTGGCACCCAAAGCCCATCAGATCCCCATCAACAGATGCCTGCCGCTGGTGCCGTGCAAAGAGCATCTGCCCTGAGCTGAACGCCAAGGCCAAGGAGATTGCCACAGCTGTGGCTCATCAAGACTTTGGGCTGGTGCAAGCCGTTGGTACTGAGCCGCCAGCCGTCACCATCCCGCACATCGATACCGCGATGCTCGATACTGCCGACCTGCTGCAAAGCTGGATTGATGATGTGAGAGAGAAGGCCAAGCGCCAGATTGTAGATGGCCATGAGATCACCGGATGGCGCATGAGGCCGGGTCGCAAGATGATTCAGATCGTGGATTCCGAGAAGGCCGAACGCATGGCGAAAGACGTGCAGGAAGCCTGGACACTCAAGAGCGCGAGTGCATTGCAGAAGCTGGGCATCCTGCCGTCTTCGCTGTTTCGTGAAGTTAACGCAGCGGCTTCGCTGGTGAAGGTGGATAAGTGATTTTTCTCACGAAAGACCTACAAATGAGAATCCCAATCTACCTTGCTTTGCAGACCTTTGCTGATGGTCGCGTCATGTTCCGCCGATGCACTACGGCACCTGTTGAGCCGCGATTTATTCCTGGCGGTGTTTATGCCAAAAAAACGCCAGAGGCAGAAGCATGGCTAAAGGATGCCGCACTGCCTCAGTGGAGTGATGGGCAAACCTTTGATGGCTTGCGACCGTTTGAGTGGGTCGATCTATGAACCTATTCCCCCACCAGATCGAATCCAGAGACTTCCTGCTCTCAAAGGGCCGTGCCATCCTGGCCGATGCACCACGGGTAGGCAAAACTATCCCTACCGCATCAGCGGCTGTCATGCACCTACCAGCCCTGATCGTCTGCCCCGCGGTGGTCAAGCCTGGCTGGGTCAAAGCTTTCAAGGCACTGGGCCACCAAGCGCAAGAGATCAAAGGCCGCGCTTCTGCCAAGGCTGTCAAGCCAGAAGGAATCGTGGTCATCAACTACGACTTGCTGCCTGATCTGGTCGCGCTTGATGGCTGGGGCACTGTCGTATTGGATGAGTCGCATCGCATCAAGTCGCCATCCGCAAAAAGAACCAAGGTGGCGATCAAATTGATGAAGGCAGCGCCTCGTGTGTATGCGTTGTCAGGCACACCCATACCGAACCGCCCCATAGAGCTATGGCCTCTGCTGCACGGATTGGGCATCTACAAGCGCTCATGGATGGAGTTTGCCTTCCGGTACTGCAAGGCATGGAACCCGCCCTGGGGTGGGCTTGATGTGTCCGGCGCATCCAACATCCCGGAACTGCGCGAGAGGCTGCGACCTCATGTATTGCGACGAAAGCGCGAGGATGTGTTTACGGGCTATCAGCAGCCAGTTGTGTCTCTGGTCGAGTTGGACTTACCCATAGACCGGCGCGAGAAGCAGTTTGACGCGGATGCAGTGGCCCAAGCCGTGGATGCTAACCCGAACGCCATCCTAGCCATCGAGGGGTTGTCCGAGATTATGCGCGAAGGCGGGGAGCGCAAAGCCCCACTCGCCGCCGACTTCATCCGCTCACGCATAGAGCAGGAGCCGGATGAACCGCTGGTTGTGTTTGCGTGGCACAAGTCCGTGGTGGCCATGCTGTCAGACGCGCTCACGCAGGAACCTGCCATCAGTCATGTCGTGGTCACAGGCGAGACAAGCGCCAGCGCCAAGCAGCAAGCCATTGATGATTTCCAGGCTGGCAAGGTGCAGATCATCATCGGCAACATCAGCTCCATCTCTGAAGGCTTAGACCTCTCCCGAGCCAACACCGTGATCTTTGCCGAGTCAACCTGGCAGACCTCTGCGCTTGAGCAGGCCAGCGCTCGGGTGGAAAACATCAACAAGTCAGGCCAAGCGCCGCTGATCTACCTGCTTACCATCCGAGCCTCGCTCGATAGCATCGTGCTGTCCAAGGTGCTGAAGAAGGTTGGCATCATCGAACAGATTATCTGAGCGCTTGCGCCAGTAGCACAAGCCGTGCTACAATACACACACCGGCAGCAAAACGGCTGTTGGCAAAACGTCAAACGCTAGAAAGGCAAACGACATGACTACCAAAGTGATCACCGGCAAGGTTCGCGTCTCCTACTTCAAAGCCGATGTGGGCGAGACCAATAAGCTCAACGGCAAGCACGAGTTCTCGACTCAGATCATCATCGACAAGAATGATGCCGAGACTGTCGGTGCCATCCGTGCCGCAGCCAAGCAGGCACTCGTTGACAAGTTCGGCGAAAAGATCCCGAAGAACGTCCGCAACCCGCTGCGCGATGGTGATACTGAAACCAAGCAGGACGGCTCTCCGCTGGGCAGCGCATACGAAGGCAAGTTCTACATGAACTGCAAGAGCACTAAGCGCCCTGGCATCGTTGACACCAAGGGCCGAGAGGTGCGTGATGGCGAGATCAAGTCAGGCGACTATGTGCGCGTTTCGTTGAATGCCTTTGCATACTCAAATGCTGGCAACAACGGCGTGTCGCTTGGCCTCAATAACATCCTGTTTGTTGAGGCTGGAGAAGCGCTTGGCGGTGGCCGTAGCGATGCCTTCAGCGACTTCGGCATCACGGCATCCAGCGCCTCTGCTGGCGTGTCGGATGACGACTGGGCATAAGGTCTAGGATGCAAAAAAGACCCGCTTCGGCGGGTTTTTTGCGATCATGAAAACCACCATCACCAAAGCCATGCACTCGCTGTGCCATCTGATGACCAAAAAAAACCCGGCAACCAGTGCCGGGTGAACCGTTCCAACCAAGGAGAACACACGATGTCCAAAGAAACGATGATGAAGTTTACCATTTCCAGTGACCCCATAGACCAGTACAATGGTCGCGGCGTCCCAGGTTTTTACGATGCCGAGTTCCGCAAGCTCACGCCAGAGCAGAACTGCATGGTGTTCGATGACTTCAGGGCAATGGAGAAGGTCGCGCAAGCCCTGGACGGCTACATCAAGCGCATGAAACTCACCGGCCACAAGGTCAAGACCACCAAAGCCTACCCTGCCGATGGCAAGCCTCGCTGCTGGCTGGTGTTCCCTGACGTGCCGCGCACTCAGATTCGCGGCAACTTTCCGAAGGATGCGAAATGAACGTCAAGCTCCAATGGGCCACGCCCGACATAGACCGCCAGATCATGTTCATGGCCCGAGTCTCGAACCCGGCCAACCAGAACAGCGAGAACAGCCGACTGCTGCACTACTGCATGGAGCACGGCCATGTGTCGCCATTCGAGATGGCAAGCGCCTGCCTTGAGGTCGACACGACACGCGACATCGGGCGGCAGATTCTGCGGCATCGCAGCTTCAGCTTTCAGGAGTTCAGCCAGCGGTATGCAGACGTGTGCCTGCTGCCATGGCTTGAGCCGCGCGAGTGCCGATTGCAAGATACGAAGAATCGGCAGAACAGCATCGAACTTGGCAAGACTGACAAGGAGCTTCACCTTGCCGAATGCTGGGAGGCCTTGCAGCAAAAGGTCATTGACGAAGCCATCGCGTCCTACGAGTGGGCACTCCAAAAAGGCATTGCCAAAGAGCAGGCCCGCGCCCTTCTGCCCGAGGGTCTGACCCCCAGCCGCCTCTACATGGCCGGCACCATGCGCTCGTGGATCTTCTACCTCAAGCAGCGGCTTGATCCATCGACTCAGAAGGAGCACCGCCAGATCGCCGAGCAAGCACTGGAAGTGCTGCGCAGCGTAGCACCCATCACGATGGCGGCTTTCTTCCCGGACTGATCCGGCCGCCAGCCAAAGCAAAAAGCCCGCATCTCGCGGGCTTTATCGTTGCTGGCTAGTTGCGGCTAAACAATCTCCACCGTCACAGCGCCATTGCCAACACGCGCCATCAACAGCTTGATCGCCGCCAGATAGACGCCCCTGGAAGCCGTCTCGCGCTGCGCCTGGTGCCACTCCAGCATCTCGCGCATAGCGGCCAGCTCAGGGCCGGAGAATCCGATCTTGCCTGTGGCCTCGATGCGCCTCGCACATCCAAGCAGCGCGGCTTCAGCAGCCTCGGTCGCAGCGCGCACCTCATCACCTCCGATCTTGAAGTCCTTTGCCAAGACCTCGGTCAGGTTGTTGGCATCCAC